AGGTCGGCTCCGCGAAGGTCGGCTTCGCGAAGGTTGGCTCCGCGAAGGTCGGCTCCGCAAAGGTCGGCTCCGCGAAGGTCGGCTCCGCGAAGGTCGGCTTCGCGAAGGTTGGCTCCGCGAAGGTCGGCTCCGCAAAGGTCGGCTCCGCGAAGGTCGGCTTTTTGGGCGACGACGATTCGCGCCCTGATGAGTTTATGAATCCTACTCCCCGGCGCCAGTATCCAGCACCCTCCAGCCAGAATCTTCCGCTCGTCTCGGACGATCATCTTCTCGATGCGGCGGGTCCACTCGGCCTTGATCCGCTCGACCCATTCATCATCGGCCCAGGCGGGGCGCTCGGCGTCGAATCGGAATGTGTAGGTAGACACATCTGTCGGGTCTTCCCCGAGCATAAACTCGACAGGCGTACACTGCGTCTCGCGCAGGTTGTAGATGTCGAACAGATCGTTATGCGAGTCAGTCACGTCCGACGTGTACAACTGGCCCGTTCGTGTTCCGATGCCGCTGAAAGTTTCGCACATGGCTATCGCTCCATTACCTTCTGCACGCGCCGCCAGTAGTCGTCCGTCAGCGGGTAACGGTCCCGCCACTTCGGCCCGGAGTTCCAGCAGCGGGCTTTCTGTTCATCCGTCACCGCTCCGTACCGCTGCCAGTAGGCCAGCATCACCCGCTCCGTCGCCGCCCGGTTCCACACCAGCCGGTCATATCTGGCCGGATCGCCGCCTCCATCTTCCCAAGCCGCGCGGCCACACTGGTACGGGCCTTTGCTACGATTTCCGTCCCCGACCGCGCGGTCGTTGCCTTGGCTTTCGACTTGGCGGATCGCGTCGAAGAGTGACTGCATCGCAACGGGGGGATGATGCGGACGTACAGATTGGTCTGAAAGTCCAAGCCCCACTCGTGCGCCCTGACGGAACTCCGTGTGGGGTATCGCCCTTCGATCTTCCAGCGACGGGTCATGTTTAGGTACACCACTGTCCAGAGCGCCTTGTGCGCCTTGGGCAGACGTGGCAAAATTGGCTTCCGTGCCATTGTTCGGCACCTCCATGAAGGGTAAGTGCATCATGCCCCCGGCCACGCACAGGGCTAAGCCCAGGGCGACGGTGAGCAGGGCGGTACGCAGCATCAGGCGAAGGGAGAACGCGACCGCCGGTTGCGAAGCCGGAATCAGGCTGGTGGCCACCATGCCCTCACGCAATTCGGTCGCTGCATGCCCCACAGGGATTGTCTCGCCGGTGTCTGTTCGCGGTGTGGGTCCACCCAAGGCCGGCGCTTCCCAGAGGCAGGACTCCAGGGCTTCCGGCTGCCGGGGCATGTTCGTTGCCAATCTGGCACCTGCAAGGGTCTTCATGGCTGCACTTCACCCGTCTCCGGGTCCACCTTCTCGCCGGTGAACAGGTTCGGCTCGTAGATGTCGCGGCAGAGGTTGAACATCACCTCTTCTGCGTCAGCCAAGTCTTCCTTGGCGGCCTTGTGCGCCTGGTGCGTCTTGCCTTCCTCGATCCTTGCCAGCTTGATCCGCTGGTATGCCGACTCGATGGCCTCGCTCTGGTCACGGGTGATTGTTGTGCCGATCATGCTCAGTTCCCCTCTTGTGGTGTCACAGAACGGGGGCTATTTCCACTCGCACGTCAACCAGTACAAGGGGCCAGTAATCGCCCCCCCACCAATACCTGAAAGCCACGGTACGCCTTGGGCAATCAATACGACGCCAACCGCGACCGAAAGACACAGCAGCAGTCGAATCCAAGGTTTCATATTCCGATCTCCTTTGACGGCCTTGGGGCCGATTGTTCTCAACAGCCCGCCCCTGTCCTCTGCGCAGGGCGGGCTTCGGGTTCCGGCTTTACGAGCCGGTGTATAGCCAGTAGACGACGAGCGCCGACAGGATCAGGATGATGACACCGATGAGAAAGAGGAGACTCAAAACGGAGATGGTGTCAAGAAGCTCCTGGGGGGCACGTCCTTGTCCGCCCCGCAGGAGGTACGAAACCGGGTACATTCGACGTGTGCGTCCTTGCCCTTCGCGGTCCATCGCCATGCCCTTTCAGTCCGTTGCCCAAGCGTCATCGGCTCAGTAGTCGCCGGATCAACTGCGACAGCCTTCGATCCTCTCTAGCGGCCCGCGTCCTGAGCCGGTCCAGCAGTGTCCGCGGCACCCTCACCGTCAGCCTAGCGTCCTGTTCAACCTTCATCATAGCGGCTCATCCTAGCCTATCTGTCGGACAACGCAAGACAAATCTTGAGGGAATCCGAAATTATTCTCTTGCGGTCTGCTGGATAGCCGATAGAGTGTCCTGTATCCTCTGCGCGGGAGATTGCCATGCCCAGCCGCGCGGTTCCGTCCCCACAGCCGTCTCCACGGGTATCCGGCCCCTGATCCATTGCCCGGCCGGGGTGGGTGTTCCCCTCCCTTTCGCCTGCCCCGGCCGCCCTTTTAGCCAAGGAGAACGAACATGCACTGGTACGAGATCGCTGGTCTGGTCGCCTTCGGTATCGCAGGTCTGGCCTGCGCCTTGATGATGGGGTACGTCACCTATGTGTCACTCAAGGACTACGGCAAACTGTGCGATCAGATGCGGAAAAGCGGAGTCGCCCCACCGCCGCCACAGTTTCCGTGGTGAGCGAACACCCTTTTAGCAGAGGAGAATCCGATGGTAACTGTTTGGATCGCAATTTGGGTGCTAACCGTAGCCGCGGCAATCCTTTGGATCGCCTTTGGTCATCACGTTTTAGAGTCCGATCCCTCCAAATCGATGAAGGGCGGCCCACCTGCGCCGTCGGATCGGCACATCGAGGAAAGCATCCTCTGGAAGGAATATCGGGTGCTGAGCGAGGAGACGGCGAAGGACAGAACCGCTTTGATAGAGCTACAGGACAGAATGAACAGAATGGACAAGGAGGTCGTCTACCTGGGGAACGCCCAGGGAGGAATTCGTCAGCGCCCGGACCGGGTAGAACGGGACCAGAGCAATCTGGCCCTGACTGTCGAGACGCTTCGTGAGGGGATCGAGCGAGGAAGGTCCTGTGATGCCGAGTTGGAGCGGCGGATCAACTGCATCCGTTACGACCTGGCCCAGGTTACGACCTCACTGGCTGACGAAATCGTCCGGCGTGTCCAACGCGACAAGGCGAAGTGATGCCCCACGTCCTCGACGGCACACCCTACGAGCAGGAGTTGACCCTGGAGCGCGAGGCCCGAAGCCGGGGTGTCGCCCGATACCGCCGACTGGCCCAGGAGGCAATCGACCGGGGCGACGGGGCGCACCTCAAGACCGCCGAACGTCTGATGGTCCATTGGTTTGTCCCCCTGCGCCGCCTGATCGCGGCACACAAGCGGAAGCTCGTCGCGGCCCGTGCGGTGAGGGGCGATCCCACTCTCTACGCGCCCTTCTTCCTGCGGTTCAACTCCGCGAAGATGGCCGTGGCCACGATGTCGGAAGTGCTGGGGAGCTTGATGTCAGACCCGATGGGCGTCCGCCCGATGAGGCTCTGGCTGGCGATTGGCCGGGAGATCAACGCGGAGGCGAACATCAAGGAGCTTCGCCGCCTGCGTTACGCTCAGTGGAAGGCCCACAAGGATGGGAAGAACCCCGACCGATTCTCCTACGCGCCGTGGGAGTCGCTGATCAAGACCACGCGGCAGAAGAAGAAGTTCAAGCCCCGCAAGGTGAACTGGGTCAGCAACCAGTTCTTTCCCGGCGCCCGCTGGTCGCTCAGGATTCAGGCGCGTCTGGGGGCCTGCCTGATGGAACTGCTGCTCAAAGTCGCCACCTGCGCCGACCATGACAAGCCGTTCGTGCCCTGCTTCAAGGTGCGCCAGATGGGGCTGAACCGAGAGATTCGGTACTTCCTGACGCCCGCCGCCGACCAGTTGCTGGAGGACGGGCACCGCCGCCGGTCCCACCTGCTACCCGTCTACCTGCCGATGGTGGTCCCGCCGATGCCCTGGACCGCCAAGGAGATGGGCGGGTACGTCCAGTTGCCGACCCTGTTGGTCAAGAAATCCCAGTACAAGAAGCACCCGATGGACAACGAGACGATCCGCGAGGCCGTCAACTGCCTCAACTCGACGCCCTGGCGGGTGAACCGCTGGATTCTGGACATCATGCGGGAGGTTGCTGCTTCCGGCGGCAACGTGGCCGGGGTGCCCCGCCAGACGCTCATCGAGCGGCCCGAGGCCCCGCCGAACGTCGAGGATGATCCGATCCTCCTGAAAGCGTGGAAGAAACGTTGGGTTCTGTGGCGCAGGGCGAATCTGGCGCTCAAGAGCCGCATGACGGTGTTCAACACGACGCTGGACACGGCGGGGAAGATGACCCGCTACCCCCGCTTCTACCTGCCCCACCAGTTGGACTTCACCGGGCGGGCTTACCCAATGCCCTCCACCCTGCACCATCAGAGCGACGACATCAACCGGGGCCTGTTGGAGTTCGCCGACGCGCGACCCGTGGACTCCGACCTGGCGCAGTTCTGGCTCAAGGTGCAACTGGCCAACCGTTGCGGGGTGGACAAGGTGTCGTTTGATGAGCGGATCGCCTGGGTGGATCATTCGATGGAGGCCGTGCGGGGCTGGGTAGCCGACCCCCTGGAGAACACCGGCTGGATGGAGATGGATGACCCCTGGCAGGCCCTGGCGGCTGCCCGTGCCCTCCTGGACGACCAGGCCGCCCAGCACCTGCCGATCCAGGTGGATGCCACGAACAACGCCCTCCAGCACTACGCCGCGATGCTCCGGGATGAGGACACCGGGCGGTTGGTCAATCTCGTGCCGGCGGACAAACCCGCCGACTTCTACTCCCTGGTGACGGAGCGGGTGAAGCATACCGTGGGCCTGGAAGCCGACGCCGGGAACGAATGGGCGAAGCGGCTGGACGGCTGGGTCAACCGCAAGATCGTCAAGCAGACGGCCATGACGACGTACTACCGGGTGACGATGACGGGTGCCCGCCAGCAGGTCATGGACAAGATGGCCGAGGCGGGGTTCGACGAGCACCACCTGTGGCACGCCTCGCGCTACCTGGCCAAGAAGATTCTGGAGGCGACGAGCCAATGCTGCCCGACCGTCCACGAGGCCATGCTGTGGCTGGAGACGTGCGCGCGGATGATCGTCAAGACGACGAAGGACCGCAAGGGCCAACTGATAGCCTGGACGACGCCGCTGGGGATGGAGGTTGAGCAAGCCTACAGACAGTCCTCCCGCGTCTGCATCTGGACGGATTTTCACAACTTGCAGTTCGCGGAAGTTACTGAGGACTGCCCGGTTGACGCCCTCGAGCAGGTCAACGGCTTCGCCCCCAACTACGTCCACTCCCTGGACGCCGCCCACATACAGTGTGTGGCGGTATGCGCTCGGGACGCGAAGATCGCCTTTGCGGGGGTCCACGACTGCCTCTGGACCCATGCCGCTGACATGGACCGGCTACGCGAGATGGCCGCTGAACAGTTCACCCTGATCCATGAGCAACCAGTCCTAGAGTCGCTTCGTACTGAGCTTAAAGCCCGATATGCACTGCGCTTCCCGCCCGCCCCTCCATTGGGTTCCCTCGATCTCTCCCAAGTCGCCCGATCCGACTACCTGCTTTCCTGACCTGCTATAAGCAACGCTTATAGGGCGCATAAGCACAGCTTATAGCCCATTCGCAGACAAATCCTCATTACTACAGTGGGAACAACAGGTTCTATCAGTGTGACGAATGTTCACAATCGTAGTACTTTCCCAACCTCGTAGCATGATAGGCAACCCTAACGGTTTGGGCAATCTAGGAAAGGTGGGCGCGTGCTCGTCTACTTCTCCACGTTGGACGGCTGCCGGATGACGCTGTGGGACCGCTGCACACTCTGGCTCGTCCGCGTCCTAACCCTAAGCCGAATCGTACATTGTGACATTGGGGATGGTGACGTGGTGCTGAACGTGGGGATGGCCGGTAACACCTTCTGGCCCACCAGAACCTATCTTTGCCATTATCCGGGGATCGTCGCCATCGTCGAGGTTCCTGGTAGGCGCATAAGCTTAGCTTATTTCGAGTACGGAGTGGGCCGAAAGTTGTCTGGTTGGCCCACGTTCTGGCGCTGGCTCAACATGGGCGGCCTCTACAACGAGGATTGCCTCTGCGCGGCGTTGCTGTGTCTGGAGGCCGCGGGAGTCCCCGTAGACCGCAACATCACCACCCCCATCGGCCTGCTCCGCTGGCTCAAACATCAAGGATTCCCAGTCCATGCCCACAGAAAACCCCATCGATTCGATGCACGACCTGCCGCCCAACGCGGCGGGGCTGATTGCGGCCATGGAGAGGATGTACCCGCCCCTGACGACCAGCACGATACTGGGGTTGCTGTCCACTGAGGCTGACCGCCTCTCCCTGACGGTCTACCTGACCCGCCGCCAGATCGTGGAAGACCTCAAATCGAGGTACAAAATCCTATGACGTTGACACTGACGTTCATCCTGCTTCTGCTGGCCCTGGCGTCATTCTTCGGCGGCGGGGCACCCAAGATGCCGCCCCCGCCCCCGCCTCCGCCCCCGATCATCCCCGACGACTCTGCCGAGATGGCTGAACTGGCCCGCAAGCGGAAGTCGCTGGAGGCCAGCCGCGTGGGACGTTCCCGCCTAGTTATCCCCAAAGAGTCGGGGGGATTGCGAATCCCAGAATGAGCAAAGAAACCATTGCCGACCGATTCGGCGAGGCAAACGAGAAGCGGTCCAGCCTGCTCCAACGCTGCCGAGACTACGCCTCGCTGACCATCCCGGCGGTCCTACCGCCAGCCGGCCAGTCCCAAGACACCGACCTGCCCGCCTGCTGGAGCAACATCGGGGGCGAGGGGATGGAGAACATGGTCGGCAAGGTGCTGACCAGTCTCTACCCGGTAGGAATACCTTGGTTTGCCATCACTCCGGCGGCAGAGGTCAAAGCGGCTGTCGGCAGTCTGACCGGCTACGGGACGCCCCTGACCGCCGACCAGTACAACGCATTCGCCGCGATGCTCTACGCGCGGGAACTCGTCGCCGCCAGCAAGGCAGAAGCGAGCAACTACCGGCTCGCCAAGCGCGCCGAGACCGAGAGCCTGTTGATCTGCGGCAACGGTCTGACCCGGATGGCCCGCGACTACAGCCTGCGGTACTTCCGATTCGACAACTGGGTGTGCAAGCGATCGGGCGGCGGGACTCTCCTGTGGACGATCACGCGGGAGAAGAAGGCCCCCATCGAACTGACGCCGGAAGATCGGTCAAAGGCCAAGATCAAGTCCCGCGACAAGTACGACGTGGACCTGTTCACGCTTTGCGAGCGGGTCCGCACCGGCGACGGAGATGATGACTTCGCCTGGCGGATCACTCAGGAGGTCAACGAGGCGATCCTGTACGACAATGAGGGTAGCGAGGAACCCGTCAGCCCCTACAACTGTGTGGGCTATCGCCTGTGCCCCGGCGAGGACTACGCGCGCGGGTTCATCGCCACTCGGTTCCCCGACCTCAAGAGCAGCAATTCGCTGTGGCAGTCTTTGATCTTCGGGATGGCCAACGCCGCGAAGATGCTTTGGCTTGTGGACCCGTCCGAACCCAACTTGCGCCCATCAGATCTGCTCAAGCCCAACGGGTCCATTGCCGCCGGGCGCGTCGTCAACGGCGCGATTCAGGGTGCAGCCTGTCTCCAGACCAATAAGAACGCCGACTTCGGCCTGGCCTTCCAGGGTGCCCAGGCCATCGAGCAACGCCTGGGCCGGTCGATGCTGATGGAAACCGCTTCCATGCCCAAGGGCGAGCGCGTGACGGCCTACGCCGTGGGTCGGATTGCCCAGGAACTCGACGGGGCCTTGGGCGGGCCCTACGCCCACATCGCCGACGAATCGCAGAAGCCCTACCTGGCCCGTCTGCTCTACCAACTGGAGCGGGACAAGATCATCGCCCCGCTGCCCGCTGGGACCGGCAAGGCGATGAAGATCGACGTGCTGACCGGCTCGGCGGCCCTGGCCAAGAGCTTCGAGTTGGACAAGCTGGTGGGCGCGATCCAGTTGCTGGCCCCGATTCAGGGCGCGCTGGACCGGATCGACGTGCAGGTGCTGGTGGACCGCATCTTCCAGTACCGGGGGATCGACACGTCGGGTCTCATCAAGACCGCCGAGAAAGTCCAGGCCGAACTCCAACAGAAGATGATGCAGGCCGCCATGCCGGAGGCGGGCAAGCAGTTCGTCAAGACCGTGGGGAGCGTCATCGAGCAGCGTGCCGCCCAGCAGCAGGCGGACCTACAGCAGACGGGCAATGCGTAACCGCATCATCACGGAGGTACTGCACTGGCCCAGGGGCATGAACTGCTGGCAAGCCCTGGCCCGTGATGTTGTGCGGCACAGGCAACATGACACCTTCGTCAATACCGAAAAGGAGGCGCGCGAGTCTCTCCCGCGCCTAGTAGCGAGCTTAGAGGCAGAGAGAAATGCCTGATCCCGCCGCTTGCCCGCTTTTCCAAAGGAACCGACCATGAAACGCACCCCAGCCGCCCTGAGACTGGCCGCGATGTTGGCCGAAGGTATCGTTCGCCACATCAAGCGCCACATCAAGAAGCCGCCCAAGAAGTACGCGCCCTACGAGTTCCCGGCCCAGCACAAGCGACAGTTCGAGGCCGACCGTAACGCGGCGATGGCTGTACTGGACTGGCGCAAGCAGACGGGGCAACCCTTTCGCAATCTGGGCACGTTGATATGCGACCCGACCCTTCCGGTGCAGGTTCGCGGTGCCGCAGAGTATCTGACCCGCACCGGACAACTGACCCCAGCATAAGGAACCGACCATGCCAGAGGAACCAATCGCAGCAATCGAAACGCCAGCCGTCGAGACGCCCCAGCGACCCGCCGACATGCCAGAGAAGTTCTGGGACGGCAACCTGGACACTTCGATCAAGAAGTGGGCCGACTCGACCAGGGAGCTTGAGGGAAAACTCCGAACACCCAAGGCCGCACTCTCCATCACAGACGCGCCCCCCGCCATCGACGACGAGGCGGGCTTGGACGCGGTGATCCAGAAGGCCGGATTCACGCAGGAGGCCCTGGCCGCTACCATCAAGGAGAAGGGCGACCTGTCCCCTGAGCAGTACGAAGCCTTCAAGAAGCTCGGCTACGGCAAGAAGATGGTGCAGGACACCATCGGCGGGATCGCCCTGGCTCAGCAGCAGGCCGTGGACAAGGCGGTCGGCGAGGCCCGTAGCCTGGCCGGCGGGCAACAGCAACTCGACACCCTGCTGACGTTCGCCAAGGGCCTGCCCGAAGCCCTCAAGGGCGACCTCAACCGCCGTCTTGCTAATCCCGTGACGCTGTTTGGGGCCGTGCTGGAGATTCAGGGCCACTACAACATGGCCATCAAGGCGGGCCAGGCCAAACCCATGATCGAGGGATCGGGCCAGGGGGGCGGCGGCGCAACCGGCTACGCCACACAAGAGGACTTCTACAAGGGCACTCACGAGGCCAAGCAGAGCAGCGAGGCCCACAAGAAGCATGTGGCCCGCATGGTAGCCTCCCAGCCCATTCACACTCTCCCGCCCCACTAACCGAGTCATCGGTTCCTGGCGGGGGCGGTAAGCACGGTGCCCCGCCCCCAGCCATTCAGTCGCCAACGAGCCTGAACGCCCACGGCACAATCCCCCGTGGACCCACGGGCCTCAGCACAACTCTGCGTGCGACGCATAGACGTTCCAAACTAGCACAAGGAGTTGGACCATGAGCGTTGTACTTCAACATTCGCTACAGAACTACGGCACGGGCGACGAGATTGCCGGTGCCCTGACCCAGTACGGCGGCAGCATCATCAAGTCGTATTTCGATGAGATGGTTGCCGCCAAGCACGTCTGGAAGCTGCCGATCACCGGCGGTTCCACGTTCCAGTTCCCCGGCTCCGCGATGGCGACTGCCTCCGATGTCGATCCCGGCGTGGACCGCACCGGGGCCAATCAGCCTGAGATGGAGTTCCGAACGGTCAGTCTGGACCTCAAGGAGATGGAATCCGACCGCTGGGAGTCCCTGACGGATGACTTCATTCGTCACTTCGACATCACGGCGGCCTACGGCGAGGCGCACGGCAAGGCCCTGGCGTATCTGGAAGAGGACCGGCTGCTGCGCATGATTGCCATCGGCGCACGGCAGGCGAGTCGTCCCGCGTCTGGCTCCCCGGTTGCCGACACCTTCCCGGCCGGCACCATCGTCTACAGCGACACGACCACCAGCACGACCGTCCTCACGACCAACTACCCGGCCAGTCTGACGGGTTCGCTGTCGCTCCAGAATGACCTGGCCAAACTGGCTCAGGCGTTCGACGAGAAGAACTGCGGCAAGGATGGTCGGGTGGCCTTCCTCAGCCCGGCCATGCACCGCGTTCTGCGTCAGGACAAGACGTTGGTTTCCCGCGACTACCAGGGGACCAACGACATGCTGACCCGGAGCCTGCTGTTCGTCGAGGGCTTCGCCATCGAGCAGACCAACCGGATGCCGGCGGGCACCGAGACGAGTACGGCCAATCTGGCACTGCCCTCCCAGTATCGGGTCAACAACGCGGCCGACGCCACGGGCGGCACGTCCGGCGGCCTGCACGCCAGCGTGACCAACTACACAACCGCCGTTCTCGCCATCGCTGGCAAGGACGCGGTGGGCGAGATCACGGCCCTGGGCGGTGTTCGCCCGGTCAACCCGGAGTGGGTGACGTGGAAGAACGCCTGGTTCATGGGCGCGAAGCTCTGGCTGGGCGCGAAGTGGATTCGCCCCTGCGCCTGCGGCGAGATCGCCCTGAGCGGTTAACTGTAACGGGTCCGCGCGTGGGGGCTGGTTCCTCCTCCTCCCGGCCCCCACCGGACCTTTCAAGGAGCATCACATGGCTAACGAGTATCGACTTACACACTACCCCGTATACGCGACGAAGAGCGCGCTGATTAAGGACGTGCGAGACAAGGCTGGCCCCAACTGTCCCAGCATCGCGTCGGTCCTGATCCGCATCGCCAACACGGACTTCAACGCCTTGGCGGACAAGTCCACCATGCCGCTGGCGACGGCAGGCAACTTCGGCCTGACGCCCGGCAACACCAGCCTCTAACCACCAACCATCCGGCTTGCCCGGATAGTTCAAGGAGCTTCACATGCCTCGTTCAGCTACTATGGACGGTCCCCTGACTCCCAATGCCACCGCCGCGATTGCCGCCACCATCGGCATTGACGAACGCGGAGCGGCCAACCTGCACGTCACCACGTTCAATCTGGCCGCCACGCCGATCACCATCGTCGGTGCCACTGGCGTCGGATTCGGAAGCGTTCAGTTGGGCACGTTCCCCCAGGGCCGCATCCTGGTCCTGGGCGTCACTGCCTCGTTGGCGTTCCCCCTGATCTCAACGGAGGGGGATCTGACCAATGCGTCTGACGGTCACTTCGGCATTGGCACCATCAGTTGCACCGATGGCGACCTGACCGACGCCGCCGATGTCAGTTTCCTCCCTCGGACGGCTACTACCGCCGACGACCTGACCACGGCGGTAGGAGCCGCCCTGGCGGCATCAGCGCAGTTTGACGGAACGACCACCGCCGTTCCGATCATCCTGAATGGCACCATTACCGACGCGCACACCGACGAGACTTCCATCATCGGAGCCACCGGCAACGTCACGATCACCTGGGTCAACCTCGGCGACTACTAGCCGGACCGGGGCGCGGATTCCAACGAGTCCGCGCCCCCTTTGTTTCCACAAGGAGCCTCAACATGCCACGATATAACCGCGAGTACATCGGATCGACTTGGAAGTTCTGCGTCGATTCGGACCCGAACGTCGTCAACGGGATCATCAAGTTCGGCGAATCGGGTGACTGGATTCAGTTGGGCACCACGGCCGAGAGGGTGGGCCTCAAGTTCATGATGGAGTCCACCGCCACGACCGGGACGGCCTGGGGCCTCCAGATTCGCATGAAGTGTTCAGCCGCCCACGCCAACGACGCGACCGCCTGCTCCGTGGGCCTGAACGTGTCGGCCTCCAGCGGGATCGCAGCCGCGAGCGGCTTGCAGGCCATTCAAGCCTACACGCAGCCCTCGGCGGTGCAGGCCGGGACGACCTGCATCAACACAGCCCTGTACGGGTGCAGCGACCACCCGACCGGCGTGGACGTGCTGGCTCGTACCTGGACGCTGTGGGTGGACGCCCATTGCGATGTCGTGTCCAGCGGCGGTCAGTACATGGCCCGGTTCTCCAACAACGCCAACCCCTCGTCAGGTGCCATCATCGACGGATTGTTCACCGTCTACCAGGGCGCGGGCATGGCCAACTTCATCAACTTTGAGGATGTGGCCGGATTCCTGACGACTTCTGCAAGTGGCAACTTCACCAAGACGCACAAGATGCTCGTCAAGATCGCGGGCGTCACCGGCCCGACCTACCTCCAACTGGGCACCATCGCCTAACCAGACACAAAGGAACCGAACCATGCAGGCACGCAAACTCGACCTCGCCGACTACCCGCTGAACCACATTGTCATCCCCGGCGGCGGGCACCCCCAATACGACGTGCGGGGTTCCCTGTCGGCCCTCTGCTTTGTGCCGGAGCTTCAACTGAACGGCACGGCGCTAATGCAGATGCAGGAGATCGCCAAGGCCATCCTAGACTGCCCCGACCAGTCCATTCTGCTGAACGAACAGGACTGGCAGAAGCTCAAGCGAGCCTGCGAGGTCCACGTTGGATTCACGCGAGCGGAAGTCGAACTTGTGCGGCGGGTCATAGAGGCCGTCGCCGTCGAGGTTCAAGAAGCCAAACAGGAGATACAGACATGATGGGAAACCCGGTCCAAGACATGAACAGCATCTTGGCGTTCTACGGCAAGACTCCGGCTGATCTGACGTACACGGCCATCGCCGTCACGGCCAGCGGGACACAGCACTTGCACACGGCGGCGGTAGCTGTGCGAGGCGCGATACTCCTGGCCCTGTGCCCCGTCATAGGTTCTGCCGCGACGACCCTGCTGATTCGGGACACCGCGCAAAGCCCCGTGGCCTTGTCGGGCACCATGAACATCGCGGCGGCAGGTGGGTCAAACTCGTGGACGCCGTGGGGCCTGTGCAAGACGGCCGCAGGCGTCGGCATCGATCTTGTGGCCGGTTCCGGCGGCAACGTCAACGGCATGGCTGTCAGCCTGATCCTCTAAGGGGCACCGCATGATGACCTCGACCAACGGTTGCGGCACCAAGCACCTGAAACTCGCCTGCTGGGTTATCGGCCTGCTGTTGGGCGCTCAGGTGACCGTGGGATTGCTCTGCGGCAGGGGCCAGGGCGACGCCATACTGGCACAGCAAGAGGCGACACGCAAGCTGGACGAGCGCTTGCGCATCGAGGAGCAGGGCGGGGCTAAGCGGGCAGCTACCTTGGAATCCCTGGACAAGAGCATCAATCGCATCGAATCGGCGATGCTACGGATCGAAGCCAAGCTGGACAAGAGCGAACCCCAAGCTAGGAGAACACCGTGAAGAACTGGAAGACGACTGTTGCTGGCATCCTGACCGCTGTTATCGCCCTGAGTAGCGCCGTGAAGGCCATGATCGATGGCGATCCGTTGACCAACCCCGACTGGCCCGTGGTCATTGGCGCAATCACCGTGGCCATTGGCCTGTTGCTGGCTAAGGATGCGAACCCGGCATGAACTGGCTCTACCCGCTCATTCTGGCCATCCTGGAAGCCCTACTGAAAGTGCTCGTACATGAGGCACAGAAACCATCGACTGCTACTGTGGCTCGCCGCGATCCTTCTCGCCGCGAGCGCCTGCTCAAGCGGGTGCGTGAGGCGAGAAGCCGTCATAGTCCCCCAGGGTGATCCGGTCCAGCTTGCCAAGGATGTGAAGGCGAGGGTCTGGATCGAAACTGAGCCGGACGGGGTGCGGGTCCAAATGCGAGCCACGATCCCCGCCGGCTGGTGGGCCTTGCCCGACCCCGGCGACGACCCGACAACCCAGCCAGGAGGTACACCATGATCCCCACAGCCCAGCGCACCTTCTGGGCCGTCGCCCTGGCTCTGGTCATCTTCGCGGCGATGGTGATCGCCCTGTGCGGCGGGAGGCATTGAAGTAGCATGGCAAACTTCGGACATACCACAGGCGACGGGACGGAAGAACCAATTGTGGCTGCCAAGCCGGCCGGCGCCGCGTTCCTCCTCACCAGCGATGCTGACCTGTGGGCCATCAAGATTCTTCTGCGCAAGGCCGCATCCGGCACGGCTAAGGTAACGGCAGGGGTGTATACGGAAACAGCGCACGTGCCGCATGATCGTGTGGTGGACTCGGATGAGGTAAGCGTCGCCTACCATGCTACGGTGCAGACATGGTATACCTTTACCCTGGATACCCTGTTCAGCGGAACTGCCCTGACAACGTACTGGTTTGTTTATCATGCCGATAGCACCGTGCGGCCCAAGTATGTGGATAGCGGCGGGGATGCGGAACTCGTCACAGCAGCCACACAAACCTATGTCTCCGGCGCTACTCCCGTTGCTCTGACCGCGACCATTGACGATGTTTACCCTGATTTGACGGCGAACATCTACGGCGTCGGGCTGTATCGGCCCTACGACTTCATCGCCACCCGCAACGGCTCGCAGATCGATCTGACGTGGGCGTGCGCCGCCGACGCCGACCGGACGGGGTATGACCTGTATCGCAGCGACAACGGGGCGGGCTTCGCCGCATGGTCCACGGCCACGGCGGCCGCCACAACTAAGACGGACGACACGGTAGTCGCCGACCACGTCTATCAGTACGAGATTCGCGCCAAGACAGCCGCCAACCAAGGCGCGTTCGTGGTGAGTGCGGTCGTCAGCATGTTCACGGATGGAACCGGAGCCGGAACGCTGGCCCTGTTGGGCGTCGGCACCTGACGCATCGAACTCTGGAACCGAGGATTTACCATGCACCCGAAACATCTGACGTGGTTGGTCTGTCTGCTGTTGGGATGCACATCCGTTGCGATGCACCGACCCGCCAAGCACAAGCCGATTGTGGTGAAGCCGCCAGTTGCCCAGCCGACGACGATTCCCACGACCGCGCCCGCGACTCAACCCGTCACCCAACCGACCACAGTGCCGGCCACACTGCCCGAGACCCTGCCCGCCACGCAACCAGAGGTTACAACCATGCTCCATCTCTACGCCAGTTCTGACGGTACGGGCAACTGTCTAACGGCTGGAACTCCTGGCACACCAGTGGCCTGCATTGCACTGGCCGTGCCATCTTGTACGATCCATCTTGCCGACGGCACCTACACGGGCGTGACCCGCATGTTGACCGTCGTGGACAAGGTGCATGGCACTCTCGCCAATCCCATCACGATCCAGGCCACAAATGACGGGGCGGTCTTGATCGACGGCCAGAGTCTTCGCCAACCCATGCTCCTGTCCGGGGTGGACTACTGGAACGTCGAGGGGATCAACTTCCGCAAGTCGCTGAATACCACCGTGGCACGGCTCTTCAACTGCAACTACTGCCAAGTCAAGCGGTGCTGCGCCTGGGACGCGCCGATCGATTGGAACGCAGTCTTGTTTAGCGCCGGCGCGAGCGGGGTAGGCGTCAGCCGGTACAACCTCTTTGAGGACTGCTGCGGATTCGGCAAAGGCCGCAAGATTTTCAGCGCCTCTCAGGGCGGCGACTACACCACCTTCCGCCGATGCCTTGGAATCTGGATGGGCAGTACCTGCGTCGGTCCCAAGATGCCGTTCACCATCGCGTACAACAACTACCACTGCATCTTTGAGAACTGTGTGGCGATGTGGACGGGCGAGGCCATGCCTACCAGTTACACCCTGCAAACTGATGGCAACGATTATATCTACGCAGGCGAAACGACACCGAGGGTCTACACCAATTACGGCGTCGATCAACCCTATGGGCTCTTCTCGTGCGACGCCAGCGCCGTCCACGACACCTACACGACGCTCAAGGGTTGCATTGCCTTGGTTCGCACCGCCGACCGATGTACACTGAGGGCAGGTTCCGGTCTGTTCTTCTGTATCAATCTCGATCACATCAGTCTGGTCAACTGCGCCGCATACACCGAGAAGGCCATCCCGGCCTTTACCCTCTATACCGATTCGCACGAAACCCCTACCGACCTGACCACTGATGCCATTACAGGGATCAGTTCCGTACCCAGTCACATTCACTCGGCATGGTCCACCAGCGGGTTGCGTTTGGTCACATCCGGTTCCGGCATCCTGGCCGCCGTCGATGGCCTTGGTGCCACGATTGCCAAGCGGTATGTCGATGGCGTGCTGACCGCCGATGATCTCTGGCCCTGGCCGATGGACGCCCGGATCGCGGCGGCCTTGACCACCGCCGGGTACACGTCCTTTACCCTGACGACCGTAGTGGCCGGACTGGGCGGGGCGGCGGAGGAAGGCGAGGCGGTCGATCCCGACGAAATCCCGCCAGCGCATGTGTACGCTACCCCGGAACTCGTCTATCCCTATCCCGTCAGCGGCTCGTCGGCTCACCCGTCGCCTGCCGTCCCTCCGTACCCCGACGAGGACGCCTCGGACACTTCGCGTCCAAACCCCACGTAGGAGCCATACATGACGCTACTTGAGGCGGTCAACCAGATGATTCAGGCCATCGGTATGAGGCCGGTGACGACCTACACGGCCAGTGACGGAAGCCAGGCGGCGATTGCCGCCGGATTGGTTGCGGACTACAACCGACGAATCCAGGCCAGGGGATGGCACTGCAACACGGAGACGGACGTTGAACTGCCGCCGCCCGACACGTCGATCGTTTACGTTGATCCGCCCACCGGCACGTTCCTGGCCGGGGAGACCGTCACGGAGAAGACCAGCGGGGCCACCGGCCGCTTCGGCTACCTCTACGACGGCTCGGTATACCTTACCGAGTTGGACGACACCACCGCCGCCTTTACTGGCGGGCAGGTCCTGACCGGGGCGGTGAGCGGAGCGACGGTCACGGGCACCACGGCAGCCGCCGTCACCGAGGGGTTCATCTACATGGACGCCGACGTGCTGAGCGCCGATCCGGTCAGCACGGGTCAACCCGACGTGACCAACCGTGGGGGCCGATTCTACAACATCACCGACAACACCTTCACGTTCGATGCCGTCTTGACGGTCCAGCAGGTGCGCCTGCTGGCGTTCACGCAGTTGCCGCCGACGATGGCTGACTTGGTGACGGTGGAGGCAACCCTTGCCTTCTGCACCAACCAGCGCATGCCCGTACCCGACGACATCAAGACCCGGCTGGGCGAAGTGCGGATGCGCGCCGCCCAGGAGGACGGGGACCGGGCGGACCTGAACCTGATGGATAGTGACTACTTCCGGTCGGCCATGGGCCGGTCGGGGTCTATGCCGAGGTCGCGGTGAGTCTGTTTCGCAAGCCGGTTGAGCGGACGGACACCCTCCAATCGGCCGACCGGCAACTCCGCACCATCCGGGACGTGATAGACAGTCTTGCTCTGACGGCGGGAGCAACAGGGGAGACTGGCCCAGCGGGCGCGGACGGAGTGGACGGAGTGGATGGAAAAGATGGTACTTCTCCTTATGCTCTACAACTAGACAAATGGGTAGCTTTCACTACCCCTGTAGCACATGCTACTTACTATGCTATAGACGCGAATGATTGGAGGGGAAGGGTTATAGAATGTGATGTTGCTGTTACAAGCGGATCAACACCCAACACAGTCGTATGGACTGCTAATGAGAACGACGGGATTCTACCTTTTGTATGCAGAGTCGGCTCGACGTATGCAACAGAAAAGTTGTTAGTGGCATTAGACAGCGTAAATGTTACAGAGGCCGCTATCAGCACACAGCTTATCTTGAAGAGTAATGGCACCTTGTCCTTAAAACTAATGACTAATAATGGCACGTGGACTAGTGGTCAAGTGCATGTGCATGTGATGGTGAAAGCCAGCGCACAAAAGAGTGCTGCTGACGTGAATGGGAGTTAGGGCGCGAATGGTAAATCGCAGGGATTCGATCACGACGCTCTTTGGGGGCGTTAGCACTCAGCCGATGAGTTTAAGACCTCTGAATCAGGTGACGGCGGCGGACAACGTGTTGTTCAGTGTCCGCGACGACGCCTCCAAGCGGCCCGGCACGGAGCACCTGTTCGAGATCACGGGTCTTACGGCTGACGGACTCTATCATTTGCACCCCATCGACCGGGACGCGACTGAGCAGTACCTGATGGTCTACGGCGACTCGACGATCCGCATCTTCACCCTGGCGGGCGTGGAGGCGACGCTGACGACCTCCCCGGATGCACAGACGTACCTGGACGCCAACAACGCCACGGCGGCAGAAATGCGCCTGGTGTCGATGGCCGACTACACGATTCTGGTGAACACCACCGTCACCACGGCGGTCGAGTCCAGCGCGTCGTACACCGTGACCAGCGAGTTCGACGACTTCGATGTCATGTCGTCCTTTACTCCCACCGCCAACACCTACCACAAGACCCGCGCCGATTCCGAGAGCGGGCACGTCGCGGGGTACTACAAGTACGAACCGGGTGACGCCACGAGCGTCGGCACGTTCCCGACCTTGAAACTGCCCGCCGTGTCGGACAGCTTTGACACGGCGGCGGAATACGACGGGGACACGCAGAACCCCGGCGGGTTCAAGCTGGCCGCCTACCGGCGGACCCTCTCGCTGACCAGCGTGCTATACCATCCCCAGGCGAAGATTTTGTACGGGTCGGCCTGCTTCACAGCCTACACCTTTGAGGCGGGCGACCAACTGTACTCCCTGACCAACGCGGTTCTTGGCTGGCACCACATCGCGGAGAAGGTGGACAATGACAGTCTGCGGATGACCGACAGCATTGTCGCCACGGGGGCGACGGTGTATCCGGTGATTGCCGGCGTGCCGACCGTCTTCACCGGCGCTACATGGGTTGCCGCCACCAGTCGCCTGACGGCCACGGGAGCCTTCACCAGCTACGCCTGGCAGAGCGGGGACAAGATATATCCCCTGACGGGGGGAGGGTTCGCGGGCACATCCTACACCGTCACGGCCAGGATAAGCGCGGACGTGATCGAAATCTCTGGGGGACCTGGGTCGAATGGAACCGGGATCGCCTGCACGGGCGGAGTGGGAGCTTGGTTGTTTGGCGGGACGGCCACCTATGCCGACGCGGCCTTTTCCCTGGTTTCGGCTGCTGGGTTCGATGGATACGCCTTCTCTGCGGGCGACCAAGTGCTGATAGCCTCTGGAACAGGTGTGACGGCGGGTTGGCACAACATCGCCTCGCGCCCCAACGACGACCTGCTGATTCTGTCGGCTACGGCGGGCGCGGCAGTGGCAACGGACGTGGCGATTACGGCCATCGGTCGGCAGTTCGCCGTCACCCTGGACATGCAGCGGGCCACGATGACCTCGATGCATGATGTCGCCCTACAGTTCCAGGCTGCCCTTCTCGCTTCGGGTTGCGCCGATGGTTGCGTCAGTTGGACGTACACGGGACTATCGGCGGGCTACTTCACGATCACCGGGCCGTGGCGGGGATCGGTCTGCACGTTCCCGGCCAATGCTATCGCCGCCCCGGACAGCGGGTACAACTGGTCAACCAGTACACGCCCCTTCTACACCGGCGGGTCGGGCGACGTGGTTACGGCAGGGACGGGTGCGCCAACTACCGACACGAAATCCGTCCTGACGCGCTGGACCTCCTACCCAGCCCCCAACCAGGCTCAGGCCCAGTTCGTCGCCACGACCATGCCGATCCAGATCACGCGGGAGTCAACCGGAGGGGGCGTGGAAAAGGTCTACAACGAGATCATCGTAGACGACATGCCTTACTACTACTGGCGGCTGGGCGAAGCCAGCGGGACCGTCGCCGTTGACGAGATGGGACATTGCGATGGAACCTACACCGCCACGCCTACGCTAGGAGTGGCAGGCGCTATTACTGGCGACGCCAACACGGCCGTCACGTTTAACGGGACCACTGAGTCTGTGGACGTACAGGTATACCCTGTCCAGTTAGGGCCTACCCTTCACTCTACCGGCTGGAGCATCAGTCTCTGGTTCAAGACCTCGGATACATCAGCCACGTCGCGCAGGATGATTTCATTGCAGGAAGCCGCGCCTCTGATACTATGGGACTCCGATTTCTTCGGGGTGAGCATCAATTCGCAGGGGTACCTGGGATGCTACAGTCGGGGGTACTTCGATACACCCGATGAACCGCTCAGCCAGACACTCGATAGTAAACCCGCCTACGAGTTGCAGGACGGAGATTGGCATCATCTGGTAGTGACCGTGACCCCGGCGACGGGTTCAGTGCGCGTGCGGTTTTACATCGACGGGGCGCTTTACGGGACCGACACCGCCACGTCGGCTGAGGCCCGGCGCACCTGGCATCACATCCACCACGTCTACATAGGTTGCGACCACAACCAGATACAGGGCAAGTTCTGGAATGGCACTCTGGACGAGGTAGCCATCTACGAGCGGCCCCTGACGGCGGCCGAGATTGCCGAAGAGTACGCCGCCCGTGTGGACGTGGTGTCGGGCGGCCCCACGTTCAACATCGACGTGATCGACTGGAAGCCGCGCCTCTCGGGCGATGAAGTGACCAACCCCGTGCCCAGCTTCGTGGGCAAGAAACTCTCCGATGTCTCCTTCCACCGTAACCGTCTGGCCTTGGTTGGAGGCGAGAACATCGTCCTGTCGGCGGCGGGCGACTTCTTCAACTTCTTCATCGAGGATGCCGACAACCTCGCCGACGCGGACCCCATCGACCAGGCCATGTCCACCGACCGCGTGACCTTGGGCGACTTCATGGTCCCCTTCCGCAAGAGCATGGTGATCTTCACGTTGGCGGGCCAGCAGTTCGAGTTGAATGCGCCGGAAGTTCTCAGTCCCTCCACGGCCGCCCTGACCGCCAGCACGCGCTACGATTCCATCATCGGGGTGCGCCCCGCCGTCATGGGCACACAGGTCTACTTCCCGTCGATCGCGCCTCACGGTGCCCAGATTCGGGAGTATCTGTACGATGATTCGGCCCTGGCCGCCGTCGCCGCCGACATCACGGCCCACGTCGAGGGCTACATCCCGGCCACGGTCGTTTCGATGGAGGCTTGCCCCAACTTCAACACCCTCTATGTCTTGCCGGAAGACGGCTACCACATCTACGCCTACCGGGCCTACTGGCGCGGGACCGAGAAGGTCCAGTCCTCCTGGAGCAGGATCGTCCTGGACGACGCCGACCGCATCGTGGACATCGCCGCCCTGCGGAACAACCTCTACGTCCTGGCCCAGATCGGGACCAAGTACACCATCCTCCGCCTGCCCGTGGAGCGGGAGTCGGCACCCACGGGGGCCACGTTCATGCCCTTGCTGGACAACTGGAAGCTCATCACGGGCGTCTACTCGGCCGGGACGGGTTTGACCACGTTTACGGAAGGTCACATCGACCCGATCTCCACGCAGGTTGTCAAGGGCGGGGGCTGGACGACGACCGCCGGAGTGGCCCTTACAGCGACCAGGGCGGGCGCCACAACCCTTACCGTCGTCGGGGACTACTCAGCATACCCCTGTTACGTCGGAAGGCCCTACACGATGTCCCTGACTCTTTCCAGGCCCTATGTGCGGGACCGGGAGGGCGGGGCCGTGCTGGACGCCGGGATGATGCTGCACGTCCTGAGCCTGACGCACAACGAGAGCGGCCCCTACACCGTCACAGTCGCCATGTCCGGCTACTCTGACTATTCGGAATCGTTCGCGCCTGCGAGCGGTTTGACGGACGCCAGCGGGGAGACGCGGTTCTGGATCAGGGGCCAGGCCGACGATACGACCGTCACGATCACCGCTTCGGGCCACACGCCCTGCACCATCGTCTGCGGGGAGTGGGAATCAACCTTTGCACCGAGGGCCATGTAAATGAGCCTTGAACTGCTATTGCTCCTGATCGGCGGGTGTTGGCTGATAGCCGAGTGGTTCGACCCGGTAAGCTGGGGCGCTCTGATCGCAGGAGCGATGACCCCCGTGGGGATGTCGGGTACGGCAGCGGGTGCGGCATCGGCCCTTGGCACGTTCGCTTCGGCTAACGCGGCCAGCCTGATTGGGATAGGGACCGTTGGCATGGGCGGCATGGCCGCCTACGGATCATACCAGCAGGCGTCAGCCCAGTCCGACTACATGAAGAAGGCGTATGCCGCGCAGGGCACAGCCATCGGGGCACAGAACCGGATGATCCGCGCCCAGGAGACCAACGAGAGCCGCAAGGCCATCAACCAGTCTCACCTTATCGAGTCGCGGATTCGCGTCACGGCCGGGGAAAGCGGGATGGGCATGGGAGGCACCGCCCTGGCCCTGATGCGCCAGGTGGACTACGACACGCTGATGAACACGAACATCATCCACCAGAACGCCATCAACTCGTTCGGGGCCGCCGCCAGTGGGATGCAACCGATCCGGGCGAACACCTACAACCCACTCATAGAAGGGTTCATGGGCGGCTTGGGAGGTCTGACCACGGGCCTCCAGATCGCCAGTTTCTTCAAGGAATAACCATGCCAGAACCCCGCAACCAGGGCATCGGATCGTACCGGCAGGAGATCGGCAACCTAAACGCGCCGGACATTCGGCCCGTCATGCCGGAGCGCACGGAACCCTACGACATGGGCGCGGCGGTCCAGAAGATCGTCGGGGCCATCGGGGGCGTGGTGCAGCAGTGGGGGCAACTCAGCGAGAAGAATCAGAATCGACTTGAGGAAGCCGAACGACTTGATCTCGCAAAAGACGCGATAGACTTTCCGCTGGATAGTATCCAGATTCAAGGGAATGAGACCGCCAGCCAGGCAGTCGAGCGAACTCTGTTGGCGTGGCCTCGCTACAAGACCCTCCAACCCAAAAACCAAGTCGCGTTCTTCGAGCATATCGCCAACCGATACCAGCAGAAGGCCGAGCAAGGTCAGAAGCAATGGCTGTATCAGGAAGGTTGGCGGGCAAAGTCCAACATGACGGTGATGCTCTTGGACCCGGCCCAGCGGGCGGACGGTCTGGCCCTTTATGAGGGGCAGGTCGGCGAGTGGTTGAAGGCCGGTCTCACCGAGGAGATGACCCGCGAACCTCTTCAAGCGGCGCTGCAAGCATACGCCGCCAGGGGCGACATCGAGGGCATCAATGCCATCGCGCCTATGGCGAACTTCATGGGCATGGGCGATGAGGTCGATAGCAGACTGGCCCACGCTGAAATAGCCAAGGAGCAGATCGCCGCCCGCGACCAGCAACTGCGCCAGAAGATCATCACTGGCCAGGTGAACGACTTCTCCAACGGACTAGCCGACCAGCAGAACGACGCCTACCAGCGCGACCTGTCGGACCAGGAACTGCATGACGTGGCCCAGCAACAACGACAGGCCGTGTTCCAGAGTTCATTCGACGGCACACAGAATCAGAAGTGGTTGGAACAGATCGACCGTTTCGAACTGCGCCAGGGTCAACGCGACTTCAAGGCGCTCAATGACCTAAGTGAACGGATCGGGCGCGTCCTGGGCGGCGTCTCCGAGCCGATGCTGGAGACGGACCTTGCGGCGGCGTGGAACGCGGGAAGCTTCGGCCCCGGCAAGTCGGGATCGACGCTCTACCAACAGTACGTCAGTCGTCTCAAGACCGGCAAAGAGAGTGCCCGTTGGGAGGCCGTGAAACCCATGCTCTCCGTGTTCCGCGCGGACGTGGGGGGCAGACACCCGGACATGGATTCGGAGATGCTGGTCTTCTTGTACCAGAAGGCCCTTCGCGGCGAGATTGCCGATCATCCCGACTGGACCGATGTGGACGCGGTACAGGCGGCGGCGGAACTTGCGACCCGATGGTCGAACATGCCGACATCTGAGGTCCAACAGAGGATGAAGGACCTAGGCGGCGGTGCAACAGCCAACCCGACCGCTAACAGAACCCCGCCCGTCAACCATCCCGACGCCGCATGGGACGAACGCCGACAGATGTGGACGGTCTGGCGAGACGGCAAACTGATGGGGATTAAGCCGTGACCCTGATCGAACTTGAACCCTTCCCCGGCGAGACGCCGCCGGACCCCAACCTGGTCGAGTTGGCACCGCTACCGGATGAGACTTCTGCCGACACGCGCGTCTATGTGGGTTCGCAACCGACGAGTCTGCTTTCGGGAATGGTCACGCGGCAGACCGCGCCCGCCGAGTCGGCCAAGATTTCGCGCGAAGCATTTGAGTTGGCGATGCGGACGCGCATGCCGTTGGACGATGCTGGTCGCGCCGTGTTGGCCGACAGACTACAGCGTCAAGAGACCCAGCGAGCCGCCGTGGCCAAGTCCATGCCGCCACTCTATGGAGGGGCCTACTTCATTACCGAGGCGCAGGCGGCACAAGAGACCGGAACGGTGGAGCGCGCGGACAATCCGCCACCCCAAGCGGAAATCGAGGCCGGGGGAAAGCCGATCTATTTCAGCACGGGTCCGGTCGTCGTTCCCAACGTCATCTTGGATATGCACCCGTCTGTCGCCTACGCCTACACCCAGATACCGGAAGTCCGCGCCGTCGTGACGACGGATTCGCTGATCCTGGCGGGCGTCACACACGCCGGACCGCCCAACAAACTGGCGCAAGCCATGCTGGAGGAAGTCTCCGGGATCGGCAAAGACCTCGGCACGATCACATCCGCTCCGTCATCGAACGACATCCTGACTCGCATCAATCAATTGCGCGTATCGCCCAACCTGATCGACCGCGTGGTCGCCGTCGCCGCCGAACCCTACGCCGAAATGCGCCGGGATTCCGAGCGGGGCCTTCTGGAGACCTTTGGTGCAGCGGCATTGGCCGCGATCACGTCGATACCCAGCGGAGAACCCGGTACGGTTGATCTGACCCATCCGGCTGTCACGTCAAGTCAGAAGATGGCCCAGTCCGCCGCCGGACTGGTGCCCATGCTGATGAGTATCGCCGTGGCCCATCGGTTGCTAGGAACCCAGACAATCGCCCAACCCACGGCGGTGGGACAAGTCGCCAATGCGGCTCAGAACATCGCCTCGATGGGACTGGCCACGGCATTTTCGGGCGGCCAAGCTGGGCATGGTCTGGCTGTCGGAACGGCTTACGAGGTCGCTGGTGGAGTCGCTAACCTGATACCAAGCCCCATCGCCAGGACTGGGGCCAAGATCATCACTGAGGGGTTGGCCGGGTATCTGACCACCAAGGCACTGGGCGGCGAGGACGAGGAAGCCATTGTCATGGGATTGGTCCCCTTGGGCATGGGCGTCTTGCGGGCACCCCGCGCCTTGCGGACCTACCTCAAACGGCTCGCTCCTGACGCCCCGTCCGAGGCCCTGGAGACCGTGGCCACGAAACTGGAGACTCTTTCCCCGCCGACCATGCCGGTGGAACCCGGCACTCCTGCCGAGGCTGTCGCGCAACTACTTGAGGGACTGAAACACCAACAGCAGGCGCGTTACCAGATGGAGAAGGTCTACCGCAAGGAGAGAGCCAGAAGGACCGCAGAGTACACGGAACTTGAGAATTCCTATCTGGCACAAGGCGACACCAGGGCACTCGCATCACAAAAGGCGATGGAAGTCCTTTCGGGTCCACTCATGGAGGAGGAGATTATCCTTCCGCCCGAATTGCGAGTCCGGCTGACTCCTACCGGGTGGGAGTTTCTCCGACAGGGTATCGGGGAAGCGTTCCCTGGAGAACAACTAGCCTTCGAGCGAATCCGGGGCAACCTGACGATCACGAAGCTGCAAGAAGGGCGAATCACGCAACCCAACGAGGTCGCCCTGATGCGAGAGGTCTTCGGGGATGATGTGGCCGACGCCCTGACGGATACGATGACATCCGAAGGGAAACTTTGGAGCACCGTCTTTCAGATACCCATTGAGATTGGAAATACCCTGCGCACGTTGGTGGCCACCGCCGACGTGTCCTACGCGGGCCGACAGTTGCGTCCAGTTCTCTATGAGGATATCGCCAACCTCTCTAAGCTCCTCGTCTTCAAGAGGCCAACCGCTGATTGGCTCAGGTCAGTCTGGTCGGGGCTCGAAGTTGCCTTTGACCCGCAACAGTACGACCGGCGCATGGCGAACCTGAAAGAGGCCGAATCCTACGATTTGCTGCGTCGGCATGGCCAATTCGTCGAATCCGGCCCGGTCGAGAGCGGCATCCGAGTGGAGGGATTCGGGGCGCGAGCTCCTGAGTATGTTCCGGTGCTACGCGAACTTGTTCACTTTGCCAACCAATTCGCCGCCCTGTCCACCAACACGGCGCGAGCGCTGTCAGGCGACAGACTGTTGGGCGAGTATCGAGCCAGGGGTATCGAGATCACCCCTGAGATAGAACTGAGGATCGCCAAGGACGTGGGCGATCTGACTGGCCGCGCCATGTTGCCGAAGTACAAGGCCCTAAAGGGCATCTATGATGTCGGCACCAACGCCATCTTCTCTATGCGTTGGTGGTACGCGCGAGTGCGCAACATCACGCGACTTTATGGCGCACTCAGCACCGATCCGGTCATCCGATCCCACGGGATCAAGAGGACCGCCGGAGCCATCGTCTCCATCATGGCGCAGACCTACATCGCCAAGATGTTCGGATTGGAGGTGGGGTTGAATCCCTTGAAGGGCGATTTCCTGACGGTGCGCATTGGCGACACTCGTTACGACCTGACGGAAGGAACCGGCGGAATCCTTCGCACGATAGTACGTGCGGTCTTGGGCGAAACCATGACGGCCGCCGGGGAGATTCAGAAGGTCAGCCGGGTGGAAATTCTCGCACAGCACGTTCGAGGCAAGTTGGCACCCCTACTCAACCTTGAGGAATC